AGTTTTAGGGCGCTTTCATTATCGCCACAAACTTGCCCAATTATAACGCTAACTCCTAGTTTATTAAAGGGATAATCGAAAGCCGCCCACAGCAAATCTCGACTCATCCAATTTACTTCACCTACTGCCGCAATGTGCATTTGGCACGCTTTTGGCATAAAACTACAAAACCCTACTACTGCTGCTAAATTACCATCTACTTCTTGACCTATACATACTGTTTCTAAAGGCAAAGGGTGGTTCATCATTCTGACTAGCCAATCCCCTAAATACTGTTGGTTTTCTGTAGTTACTTTACGCAATTACAGCACCCCTCCTTTTTCCATTACATAATCCGTACTAGCCCAATGAAAGTCAATTCCTTGGCTTGCCACATTCATGTTAACTGAACCTGAAAAGCCTAATCCTGTAACACCTTGCCAAAACTTAGTAACAACAAGGTTTCCACCCCAATTATTGTCATCCCATAAAGCTGAGTCCCAAACACCAATATCTAATGTAGTAGGGTTAAATGCTATTTGGTTAGTCAAAGGTATTGTTTCAAAATCGGTGCTAATACCGCATAAAACAGTCGGTAAGCCGTTATCTGTCTGTAGAATAGGGCGCACTAAGGTAAAGCGTTTTAATTGACCTGGGTTGTCAAAATAGCTATATGCTTGTTGTGCAGTTGCAACAATGTTTGTACCGTTGTCCGAGTTAGTAGTATAAAACTGGGCTACATAGCCATCACCACCAAAATACATACCATTATTGCCGCTAGTTTCCCAGCAATTAGCTTCTATGCCGGTAAATTGTCCCCAAGACTTAGTAATAGTGTGCATGACAAACTGTTGTGTGCCACCGTCAATAGGAATATTTAAAATCAGCATATTTTCAGAAGCAAAGTAATTTACTTGCCAACCAAAATTAGCGTAATAAGTAGTAGCTGCTTGGCTTACAGCATAGTAAATCTTGTCTGTAATGTTAATTCTAGGGTCTAAGCGGCTAGATTGTAGGGCAGAAGCCAATGGCACTAATCCGTCTTGGGTTAGTAAAAGCAAGTCACCAGACCACTTAAAAAAGCATCTACGGCTAAAGGTTTGGCCTAATTGCCATACACCTTTAAGCACCCAAGTTTCTGCGGCAGTAGGGTCTGTACCATTAATTACTATGACTTCGCCCATATTGGTAACTACAACAAAATAGTCATCTGCGCCTTGTCCAGCATCTAATGTCCATGTACCTACTGCTTGTACATAGCCACCATTTCTAGCAATGGAACCGTAAGGCAATACTTCTGCCAATCCACCAATGGCATTGACATCTAAATACCATACATTCATCGAGTTTTTTTCGGTAAAAAACAAGCGATTTTTAAACAAATTAACATTAATAAATTTGTTACTGTTTATGCCTGTAATACCAATAGTAGTGTAAACCCCTACTACTGTTGCGTTACCACTTGGGGCGCTTGCCATTGTGTAAGTAAGAGTGCTTGCACCTGTTACTGTAACAACATAAGTACCATTAAATTGGGTAGGTGTAGCGCCTGAAACAGTTATTCTATTGCCGGTAACTAAACCATGCGGTGCAGCAGTAGTCAAAGTAGCAGTTAAATTACCTGTGCCACCTCTTGTAATACTGCTAATTGTTTGTGCAGTTGTAGTAGTTGCTACTGAAAACCATGCAGAACCGTCATAAATCATTACGGCATCTTCACCATTACAAGCTACTAAAAAATGACCACCATCAGTAGTGACATTGACATGCTGAAATTTAGCGTTAGAAAGCCCTGAATAGACTTCTGTAGCCGTACTTGTAGATGTGTCGTATATCTTAGTAGAAGCCGCAGCAAATAGCTTTTGGCTAGTTGTGCCAGCGTAATTCATTAAGCTATAAACTTGCCCTGTAATGCCTGTAGAAATCTTGGTATACCCTTTTCTAAGGGTGACATCAGTAGGTGTCGGAAAGAAGTTATTTAAAACTACTGCGTCTGTAGGGGACATATTAGCAAGCGAATCCCTAGCGTTCCAGCCCCCAATAGGAGATGGCAAAGAAGCTGTTAATGCAGAGCGTTGTTTAGCTTGCCCTAAAATCATGAGCCATAACCTGTGTCTGGGATGTTAGCGTAACCAATAAGCACTTTAGATGGGTAAGGTGCAAATGATAGATTTGGCGCACCTTTGTCGTTAGCTTTAGCAACTGACAAAAAGCGTTGGTAATCTTGCATTAAAGCAGTAGTGTCAAATGACTTAATTTGGAAGTATTTAAGTTTAGTAGCCAAAACCATAATACGGTCATCTAAAACTGTAGTGTCTGTGTCAGCAGTAAAGCTATTCTTTACAGCGCCAGCAGCGCTTCTTGCCCAACCTTTTGAACGATATTCCCAACCCAAATACTCTTGGGTATTCATAATAGGCCATATCTGGAATTGGTTATCTAGTATTCTCCAGCGTACTCTAGGGCCTGTAGAGATATAACCAGACTTCAACCATTGCCATTGTTGTGCATCTTCTGGCCCTAACATTTCCCAATGCTTAGATTTATCCCAATGGGTTCTATTAGTCATTGTTTCAAAATCATCAGGCAAGTCATATGCAGTTTGGGCGCAAACTACTGATTGCACTCCATCGCCTGTAGCATATTGACTCATCACTACTACTTTTGTAGTGTTATTGGCGCTTACAACATAAGTGTCTTGAGGAATGTTATAGCCTGATAACTGCCATTGGCTATCAACATTGCTTAAATCTGTGCCTGCCGCAAAAGTTAATGTAGCAGAACCATTAACAGTTGTGGCATTGGCGGTTAAAGATTGTGTGTAGAAACGATATTGCACTTGCAATGCTTGCCAATCGTACTCTTTTAACAAGTCATAACCAGCGCCGTTCATCAAAGCTAATATTTGCTGTACATCCTGTGAGGTGTTTCCAGCCACATAGGTAGGTACGGCTAAGTTTAGTTCTGCTGTGGTTTGTTGAACCAGTTGCAACATCGTTTGGGACATATTAGGCCTCTACTACTTTCGGTTTGCGTGTTTTTGGAGTCTTTTCCGCAACAGCCGCAAGTAGCGCTGACATCTGCTCTTGCATAGCAGCCAGCTTCGCATCTGTTTCAGCCTTAATTTTAGCATTTTCTTCTTTTAATGCTTGCAATTCTGACTCTCTTTGTGCTACTTCAGCAGAATCGTTAGCTAAATTCAAGAAAGCCTTGGCTTTTAGACGGAAATTATGCGGTGACATACCGGCTACCATGCCAATACGCTGTAATTGTTGGTCAGAACAGTCAGCAATAGCTTCTACTGTGTAAAACTTAAGACCACGCAATTCTTCAGCTTGGCTACGGGTAACTTGAGGCCATTGGTCTAAAGGTGTGCCAACAATATCTTCTTGCCCTGCTACTTGGTTCTGATAATGCGCCCATTGACGGGGAAAACGCTGTTTATGGGACTCTTGTGCGTAAGTGTCGATTTCTGTCAAATTATCGCCAGGAATCATAATCCTTACAAAATCGAATTCTTTAAAAATTGGTCTACCTGCCTCGTTTGAAGCATCTTCTTGCTTCATACTTTTTTTATAGAATTGGACTGCTAATCGTGAATCTGCGTTTTGAACATCTGACTCTATTGCCATTTTTAATTCTCCAAAGTGGTTTGGGGTTTATAAAAAAATAAAAGGGACTCCCCTTGTGAGAGAGTCCCAGTTTTACTAAATATTCAATTTAAGAGGGTTAACCTATTAAACAGAAGCTGCTGAGAACCAACCATAATCGCCTGAAGCCATTGCGACTGTTGGTGCTAAGTAAGTACCAGCAGAACCAGTAGCTACGAAAGTCGAAGCGTTGATAGAGCAAGTTGCTGTGTTAGCTGTAATAGCTGCACCTGCAACTGCCCATACATAGCGGCGACCATCAGAAGCAAAAGTTTCTGCGCCCAAAGGGCCAAAAGTTGGTACGGTTGTACCGTTAGCTGCTAATTCAGTAACGGTTTGGGTATCTACAAGGTCTACACCTGAGATAGGGAGAGTGCTATATGCCATGATATTTCCTTTATTAATTAATTAAACAAAATAAATAGGGGTTTCCCCCTATCTATTAAGTTGTCAACAAGCCTTGTAGGAAGCTGTTAGAAGTAGTCAAGTTACCAGCCCAACCGTATAACTTCACGATTGCATCTTGGTTGATTGACTGACGCTCGCCACCGATAGGTACAAAGTTACGCTCTTTATGTGGGCGTAAGAAAATGTAGTTAGTGTTCAACAAGTACATATATGTAGCTGTTTCCTGTGAGCCATAACCGCCACCCAATACCACATCAGCAGATGTACCGCCACCGTAGAACTTGAGGGAAGCAAAACCAGCAGCGCCAGATTCTTCAGCAGCAATACGCTGAATAGCTTGCAATGCGCCTACATAGTAGGAATACATTGTGTTACCAGCAACAATCAAGTCAGCTTTGTCTGTGCCACGAATCTGTTTGATAGCAGCGTCAGTCATTTTTGACAAGATGTTTGCAGATGTAGCGCCAGTAGTAATTTGGTTCTGCCAGAAAGTCCATACGGCACGGTTAATACCACCGTAAGTACCAGATGTAGGTGAAACTGCAACCGCAGCGCCTAGACCATCCAAGTTCTTACCACCGTTACCAGTACCGTTACCATACAAGTCACCTGAAATACGGTTTAACAAGCGAGCTTCGGAAACTTGCATACGACCATCTAACAAGTCAATGATTGCTTCTTTAGAGCTGTTTTGCAACATCTCAAGACCAGACATAGTAACTGCGTCAGCGTACTGAGCAATTTTGTATTGTGCAGCAGAAATAGGGCTATCTGGAGCAATGTTCAATACTTCATATCCGCTGTAAGAGTTAGCGTTGTTTGTAGCTGAATCGTCATACATGATTTCTTCCAAAATCACATTACCACCTGAGAATGGGCGTACATTACCCTTCTGTTGGAGGCGCTGAAGAATAGCGTTGTTTTGTGTTAAGTTGTCTGCCAATTCACCGCTACGAGATTGAATCGTGGTAGCGATAATATCGGTGATTGCTGAGTTAGCAAATGCCATGATTATTATCCTTAAAAAAATGTGCCAAAATTGGCTAGTTAAACCCTACGACTCATTGCTTCGCCTAATCCTTCGGCTATCAATGACCGTCTATCCTTTTTATCTTCTGGATTACTCACTTTTCCACTAGGAGTAGTGGACTTAGGACTAACCGCAGCAGCCTTAGCCTTCGCTACTTGCTGTGCTTTGATTGTCGTCTGTCTGGCTTCTTTCAAGAGTCTATCTTGTTCTAATGCCCAAACATCGTCATTCATACGCACGGCTTTCTTGTAGGCCGTTTCTAAGTCTTGGGCTTTCCCTAGCTCAAGTAGTTGAGCCATTTCTTCCCTTACCACATCAAAATGCGGGAACTTCTCCGCATCACTTCTTACTCTTTCAATTTCATTTGTTAAGCGTTGGTTTTCTTCTTGCTGAAACCGACTCTTAATAGATGAAACTTCTTGATTTACCTGATTTAACTGGTTCATCAGTTGCTGAGTATATGCGTCTTGTTGTATAGGCGCAACACCTTCGCCATTTAATTGTATACCATAATCTTGTGCAAGTCGCTGAAACATTTGAACTTTTTGTTCGTATGGGGCTTTGGTCAAAACCATGTGCGCCCTACCCAAATTATTAATCCATGCAGCAGGGCTAATATTTTGTGCTTGCAACTCAGGAATAAAAGGCGCAATAGCTTCTTCGTAACCTCTAGCACGGTCAGCTTCAGCTTTATAAGTGCTTACGCCTTTTTTATACTCAGATTCACGCTGATTAGCATATTCAGCAAATTTAGCAAAATCTTCTTTGCTAATCTGTTCGCCAGCTTCCATTTTGTCCCAAATCTGGACATATTCTTTCTTCCAAGTAGATGGTCTGCTTATAGGCTTTGCTTCTTCCTCCTGCGCCTCATCCTTATCCGCAAATTCAATAGCATCAGCATCTTCGGTAACTTCTTCGTGGTCTTGTGCGCTAACTTCCTCTTTAGCGGACTCCTCGGAAATATCGTCTTTAACCACCTCAATGTCTTTTTCGATTGGTGCTTCAAGAGTGCCTTCCTCTGCTGCGTCTAAAGCAGCTTCTAATAAATCTCTACGGTCTAGTTGTTCTTCTGACATGGGGTTTCCTTGATTATCGTAATTTGGCGTAAGCTAATTCAGCAATTTGGCGTTTTCTTGCCTCTTGTGACTGTCTACTCATTTCTGGTGCTTTTTGCTGCATAGGCACATCATTGCCTAATTCAATACAACCGTTGCGTTTTAGGTTTTCTCTGTGTTTAGACCGACTGTCTACCCATGTACCATCAGCCATAGAAATATGCCCTGGAATGTCAGACATCACCATTGGCGCTTCTTTTGGGGTCATGTTTAACTTTGCTTGCCACGCTTCTTCAGCTTGAGGCGTATTAAACGGTATATTCCAATAAGCGAGGTATTTTTCTTTATCATCGTATTGCGTTGGGTCGTATTCTTCATGGTCTACTTTGCAGCATGGGCAAGTTACCGTGACTTTTACTAATGCCATTACATTCTCCTTATTAAATCGGGTATTTTGTGCAGCTCTTCTTCTTCAACAGTTACTACTGAGTTGTACCAAGTGCCGTGTTTCCAGCGCCAGCATTTAAACTCTTTTTTAGGCATGATTACAATAGTTTTAACGCCTAATGCGCCTGCTAGGTGGGCTATGCCTGTATCTACAGTCACTAAACCTTTACAGGCTTTCAAATGGCTTGCAGTTTTAGCCCAATCTTTTTGCCAACCGTCTTTTGGCAAAGGCGACCAAAACCTATCTTCTTCAGGATTAAACGAATAAGCGTCATCTCCTACCAACTCCAACATGGTTTCTGGGCGCATAGTGCGTACATAATGCAAAATACCTTTAGATGTAGACCAGTTGACCGCTAATTTTTTAGGAATATTGCTTGCAATAGCATCTAAATAGCCTTCTGACCCTACAATCTTCGTTGTGTTGCATGGAAACAACGCTTTTGCGTATGCTGGTGCAAGACTTATGTAATAAGGCAAAGAAATAATGCCAATCCAATAGTCTGATTCTGTAGCAATACCTTCTTCTGGCATATTGGTAAATGTATCAACGCAATCGAGTTGACCAAATAGCGTATGCAATGAACCATGTTGTAATAAAACAACAGATTTAGCGCCCATCACCTTTAAAAAGGGTAAAAAGCGTGCATATTGAATGATGTCACCAAAACCTTGCTCTGCTTGGACAGTAATGGTTTTCCCTAATAAAGACTCACCTCTCCATACAGGCATTTTTAATGGCTGATGATATGGTTGTGCTTGATTAGCAATAATCTCAGGATGCCATCTATATTCAAAAAGCCTAAATCCAGCGTCTAAGCGACCAGCATGGAGGTGTTCGTAGGCTTTCTTATATTCCGTGTGCGGGTTTAAAGTAAGAGTGCTAATAGTGCTTCCTCATCGTCTAATTCTGCTTGACGCTTCATTTCTAAGATTGCTAACTCTTGCTCTAAGCGGAGTTTTGCAGACCTTATTAATACAGCGTTTTGCAAGTCTTGTTGTTGCGTTACAAGATTAGCGATGTATCGGTCAATGTTTGCTAGGTTTGACGGTATATCAACGCTAACTTCTTGATTGGATTGTACTTTAGTTTGTTGTTTCTTTGCAACGGGTTTTGGGTTTACCAAATCTGCAATAGTTTGCTTACGGTTTTCAGCATCAGCTTTAAGTGCAGCAATACGCTTTTCTTCTGTTTGTCGCAGTTTTTTCTGGATACCTTTAAGGCGCTTTAATTCTTCCCGTGTATATGGTGCATCATCCCCGCCAAACTTGGTAGGTTCTACAGGGGTAATGACAATTTGAAATGCGTCATTTTGAAACGCATTAACCTGAAAAGCAGTTTGAAACACTATAGGACTACCCAACGGCTACCACTAGCTACAGTCACAGACTGACCAGAAGCTACAGTTACAGGGCCTACAGACATACCGCAGTCACCTGAAGCAATAGAATAACTTGCAGATACAGTCTTGCTATTGACTACTATGCCGTTACTTGCCCTTTGAATTGGGGCGGTTTGTGTAGTGCCATCAAAAGTATAGCTAGACGATTGGTTAGGCGTTGTAGTGCCTTGACCATAAGGTACATAGTTTGTAGTGTAAGTAAATGGCGCAGCTTTATTATTAAATGTAGTCCAATCGGTACTTGTTAAATAACCGTTTACGCTACCAGTAGCAGCAGCCATACTAATAGCTGGGGTTGCACCACCGCTTGAAACTACAGGTGCAGTACCAGTAACGCTAGTAACCGTGCCTACGCTGATTGAGCCACCAAGACTTGTGCTTGTGCCATTGATGGTGATTGCACTATTAGTTAACTGGCTATTGGCGATAGAACCTAATGTGCCACCTAAAGTTAAATTACCGCTAGAAGTTACCGTACCGCTTAATGTTATGCCGTTTATGCTACCTGTACCGCCTACGCTAGTAACAGTACCACCGCTAGATGGGGCGGTATTGGTAATAGTGAAGTTAGGGTATGTACCACTAGTACTAATCCCTGTACCAGCCGTTAATGCAACAGTTTGGTCAGGGGCAGTATTAGTAATGGTTAAAGTGCCGCTACCTGTAATAGGACTACCACTTACGCTAATGCCTGTACCTGCGGTTGCCGCTACGCTAGTTACTGTGCCAACGCTTACAGAACCACCTAATGCAGTTGAGTTTCCATTAATGGTAATAGTTGAATTAGATAATTGGGCATTAGTTACTGTGCCTGATAGGTCTGTAGTAGGAATAGTAGAAGCGGCTGTTAAAGCGCTTGTTCCGCTACCTTTTACATATCCTGTAAGGGTTGTTGTTCCAGTACCACCGTGGTCTACACCCAAAGTACCAGTAATGATAGAAGCTGGGACTGCTAAAGGCGTGGTCTGTTTTACATAAATATGACCAGCAGAAGAATCAATATAAGTTGCAATACCAACTTGTACTGTTATTCCTGTTGGCGGTACAGTATTCATTAACTGACCAGCAGAATAAGGGCTTAAATAAAGAACCTGCCCTACTGTAAATGTGCTTGTATTGACATTATCAATAGTGCCTTGTGATGTTACATAGCCAAAAGCACCATTAGCAATAGCACCATTTGTAAGGCCAATAACAGAAGAAGTAGCCGCTACATCAGCTTTAGCCAATGCAACATTAGGGTATGTTTGACCGCTAGAAGTGCCTGTAATGTAAACAGGACTGCCATTAGGAATGGTTGAGCCTGTGTTATTGATAACTTTAAAAATTAAGTCTTGGCTAATATGAACCGCTAATGCAGATGAATCATTGTAAAAAGCTAAAGCCTTTTCTGTGTTGTCGTACCAAACTCGACCTTCAGAATAAGCAGGAGCAGTTGTAGAAGTAAAGTTTTCGTAGTTGCTAATAGTTGGGTTAGCTTGAGTTGCGCCTGTAGCTAATACGACATTGCCAGTACCAGTTGTGCTTGTAGCAGGGAAAGCACCAACATCGCTATAAGTTAAAACGACTGTACCTGTATATCCGTTGACAGAAGTTACAGCATCAGTATTGTCTATTTTTTGCCAGGCAGAACCATTGTAAACAGCCCAGTCGCCCACTTTCCAATCTGTAATCCCATTAAGATTAGTGCTACCAGCAACAGATACAACATAGTAGTAACCCTTAGTGCCAACAGACGAAGTAAGAGTAGGAGTATTTGTGTTGGCATCCCATGTTCCTTGGTAACTTAAAGCGCCTAATACTGCGGCTGGTAATTGGCTTACAGGGACTGTGCCTGAACCGTCTAAAGTTGCTACACCATTGGCTACGCCTTTTGTTGCGGTTGCAACATAATCGCTAATAGTAACGCCTGACATTGAACCACCAGTAACAGATATGTTATTACTGTTTTGCGTGGACATTGTGCCTAAACCAGTTACATCGGTATTAGGAATGGTAGATGCAGCAGTCATGGCAGATGTGCCATTACCTTTTACATAACCAGTTAAAGTTGCAGCGCCTGTACCACCATTAGCTACAGGTACTGTTCCTGTTAATTGATGGTCAGCGTTCCAATCACTTGGGCGAACAACGGATGTGTCATCTCCGTCAGGTATCGTTGAAACCTTAGTATGCTTGACTGTAATAGCCATTATTGGACTCCAATGATTTTGCCGTCTTGACCTCTAACCACCGTCTTAGGGCGGTTATGTTGAGCATTAATTGTATCTACCAAAGCGGTAATTGCATTTGCCATTTGTGCGTTTCCTTGACCAATAGCATTAGCAATAGGTTGCATTGGGTGTTCCATAGCATGAGCCATTGACTCTTCAGTCATGTAGGCTTGTTCGCCATCAGATTCACCAGCAGAAATACGAGCAGTTTCAATCTTTGCGCCATTGTTGATATGAGCAAGAAGAACCTGGGTATTTCTTTCAGTCATCATCTTCATTTGAGCTACTTTTGCTTGCATTTCAAGGTCAGATTGATTTCTTTGTGCTTCTAATTGGAATTTAAGCTGATTTTCTTGAGCTTGGTACTCTTGTTTAGCTTTTTCTAGCTCCATTTGACCTTGTAACTTAGCTTGTTCAAGTTGTGCAGTCATTTGTAGCTGTTGCATCTTAGCTTGGCCATCCATTTGAGCCTTTTGAATCTCAACAGGAGGCTGTTTAGGTTGACCTTTAGTAGCTTCGTACTGTTTCTTCATGTCATCAGCAGTTTGGTCAATAATTCCCTCTAATTGCTTACCAGCTTTGAACGCAGTTACGCCAAATTTGAGCATTTCTAGCAACATAGGAGTCATTTCGGGCGCGGCCTGAGCAGTTGGAAGAGCCATAGACACAAATTGACCAACAGCAGCTAAAAATGCGGTTCTATCAGCTTTTTCTTGTTGTTCATCTTGGTAAATCATTGAGTCAGAAGTGACTTCAATGCGGAAATTCTTGGCTGCTTCGTCTCTTAGGAGTGCAATAGCTTGTGGAATGTACTGTTTGTCCTGGTCAGACAGTTGCATTGCGCCAGAAATTTTAACAAGCGTGTCATCAGTAAAGTGATTGCAGATAATCTGCGCTTTAATAGATAGCAGCGAGGTTGCAAAGTCTACAACAGCGTGTTGTTGGGTTTTGAGGCGACCTGCTGCGTTGTTTGACTTAATGATTTGTGCGCCAAGGGTTTCAGTAGGCTCTGTTTGACCACGCTGAATGTCAGCAATGCCCATTAATTCATAGATTTGACCTTTAACCTGGTCCATTGCTTGATAGCAAGACATCAATGCGCTTGCAAATGGGGTTAAATCGACTAAATCAATAGCACCTTTCATGCCTTGCTTTTCAGCAAAAGCCATCCAGTTAGATACTGGAATCATGGTGTTATTTTCGCCTTCAGAGAATAAGCGTTGTAGCTCACTTGCTGAGGCATCGTATACACCACGCACTTTAAGGGCGTTAATTAAGCCATCAATACGGTCACAAAGGACATCTAATTCTCTTGCTTGGTCTTGGTAAATAGTAAAGTCAGGGATTGGCTCTAAAGAATCTGTAGTCAGAGTTGCATAAAGTGGCTTTGGACAAGGCCAAAAGTTTTCTAATCCTAGTGGGTCATCACGCTCATCAATAATTTTGCCGAGGGATTTACTAATCCAAAGGACTTTGCCTGTTTCTTTATCCCAAATCTCGTATATCACCGCCTCATATACACCGTCATCAGATTTGTAGGATTGTTTTAAATCGTCAGGCTTGGTATCCAATGGGATTTTGTAGCCCATTTCTTCGCCAAAGCGTTCTACTAGGGCAGGGCGAGACATATAAACTCTACGCCATACTGCGGTTACTTCTTCCCAAGTACGGGCAATAGTATGTCCAAAGTCTCTCCAATGGACATAATCAACAGGACAGCACTCATACTCAATACGCTCTGGATTTTCGGTTTCAGTAGCTTCAGGAGTTTCTGCTTCATCACTATCCTCGGTTACTTCTAATCCGTCATCAGGTGTTCCAGCTTCTTCGCCCACGATATGTGGCTCGTAACGAACCCAGGCCACTCCTCGACCACCAAGTAAGCGGTCTAATACTGCGTTATTCATGGCTGACTTGTAGTCACCATAGTGTTCAATCTCAAACTCTAATGCCCTTTCGAGCATCATTGAGGCTACTCTGCCTATTGGGTCATTATCTCTAAACCTACGGCTAACATCAGGTCTAGGCAGTCTTGCAAAGATAGCTGGCTGAATAGTTTGGACATTGGACCAAAGTATGTTAAATCTTGCGTTAGGATTTCTATCGTATCTGGAATCATCTTTGTACTTTTTTACAATGCGGTCAACTCTGGCTTCCCATCGTTTATATGAGCGCTCATAGCCCATAATGGTTTTATACCAATCTTCGTAGGTATGATTGACTGTAGCTTTATCGTTTGCCATGAGTTGCCTTAATGTTTGAATATTTGGCGAAATGTTTGCTTATTTTACCTTTTTTATATCCTATTGTTTGTTTTTACCTTAGTCTCTTTCCATAACTCATTAAGAGATACATCAGTTTTGCCGACAAATACCCCCCGTATAGGCGTTTCAGGGTCAACTATTTTTGCTTCGTCTTTCCAAACAATCGCTAAATACCTAAAAGCATCAGCACCATGAGAAGTCCAATCATGGCGAGGCTTATCTCTGAATACCTTTTTATCCTCATCGTATTCTCTTTGATATTGGCGTAGACACTCTATGCCGTCAGTACACTTGTGGTCGAACCATGCCCTAGTAAGCGCTAACCTACTAGCCTGGATGCCGTCTTGAAGTTTTAAATTAGGGGTTATCTTGATTGTTTTTAGGGGTATTTTATCGCCTAGCTGTTCGATTACAGAACGATTAGAAGATAAAGTCTTGGCTCTAGCATCATGTGGCAACCAATGTGTACCGTATGTATAGCCCCGCTCTTCCTCTCTGGCTTGGATAATCCCCGCATAGAAGGCAACGGGTTGACCGTTAGAGGAGTGATAGTCAAGGAGTCTAATTTCCCCATGCACGACTTGATACCACCAGATTGCCGTATCGTCTGAATACCCCAAGTCCCATGCCGTATGGACAGGGAATAAGGGGTCATATTCGACATCGGTTATACGCCCTTGGTCTGTAAGCTGGCGCATTTCCTTACCATAGTAAGCCCCTAGGATTGCAGATTCAAAGTCACATTCAAATTCTTGAAGATATTGGTCTTGAGTCATTGTCTTGGCTGCGTCATCTAGCTCCGCCTTGTCTAATAGCCCCGTCTGGCTAGCTCTTAGGACTTTGACATACCAGCTCTTATCTTGCGTGGCATTGTTGTATACCTCCCAAAAAGCATTATGCCCTTTAGGAGTGCCTATAAACGTACACCAGCCCTTTCTGTCAGCAAGGAGGGGTCTAAGTACTGCTCCGAAGATACTAGGCTTCATATCAGCGTATTCATCCAATACAACCCCGTCTAGATATAGCCCCCTTAAGGCATCGGGATTATCCGCACCGAATAGCCTTATCCTTGCTCCATTGATTAGCTCCACCCATAGCTCCGCTTGGTTAGACTTAGACATGACAGGGCGTGAGTACTTAAGCAAGTAGTCGAAGGCGATAGTCTTAGCCTGTGACATATATGGGGCGACATAAGCATACCGCCCATCCTCTTTATCCTCTATCAATGCTCTATAGATTAAGTCATTAATACATAGGACAGTCTTACCGCACCGCCTATGGGCAACAATGACACTCCAACGCTCTTGTCTATCGTGGAAATCCTCAAAGACCTGACGGGGGCAATAGTCCAGCTCTACCTCTAATAATCCCTCGCTCACTCTGGGCGCTTCCAGCTGATTACCATGCGTTGCGGTGCTGCTTCATCTCCTACGCTCTCAACTCTGGCGAGCTTAGGTAAGTGATACTCCATTACGGCTTGCAACATTAAAAAGGCTTTCTCTGGGTTAGGCGGGACAATCCACACAATATCCCCGTTCTTGTCATATCTAATACATCCCTCTTTATCAGTCTTAGGAATACCGCTTGCTACTTCCTCAAGCCAATGTTGCATACGAGGGCTGTTCTTATCTACAAACTTGGCTATAGCTTCCTTAGCAATGGCTGTATGTTTATTAACAGCACCAACGGGGCGACCTTTTCCAGCGTTGGGAGGTGTTCTTTTCTTGGGTTTTACTATTGAACCATCTTGATTAATGGTGATTACTTCAGATGCTTTTGCTGTAGTTTCAGACATTCTTTATAGCTTTCAGTAATTAAGTATTTAATTAAACGCTAAGTCTTTGATTCATTTAGACGCAATATATCATAAATCCATAGTTTTGATGTAAAAACCACACTTATTAGATAGATTCGTAATATAAGCAAATATTTGTTTGTTTATCTGTAGTGATGCGCTACAGTCATGCTTAGCAGTAACGATTAACAGTCAACTAAAGGGGAATTTAAATGACTAAAAAACAAGCAGACCAAGAGAACGCAAGAGTAGAGTTAGACAAGATATTGCGTGACATCAATACAGACACAATCTATACAGTTTTACGCCATGTAAGCTCAAGTCGTATGCAAAGAGAGATTAGCGTAAAGATGATAGATGCAGGTCGAATCATCCATCTAGATTATTTAGTGTCTACAGCTTTAGGAATGAAGCAAGGTAAACACAATGGCATAGTAGTAAAGGGATGTGGAATGGATATGGGCTTTCATATTGTTCATAACATCCTTAGAGCTGTTAGTCCATCTAAGCAATATAGACATGAGTGGATTTAATCATGACTAATCTACAGGCAATGGCTTTATCTATTCTTTTGGCGGGATTTTTATACTTTATTTGGTATCTAACTGCCATACATTACATTTAAACGCATTACACGGGCTTTTTTAACTGTTTTATAAGGGGATAACATGATTACTAGCACTTTTACCTACGGCAACAATGTAAAGAACTTAGACGATTGGCAGAAAGATGCTAATCCTTGGACTATTACGCTTAAAAATGGGACTAAAAAAATGACAGTTCCATATTTCACAGGTCAAGCTGTTGAGATGATTAAAACCGAAGATGTTTTATGGTGTTTAGTATCTGATGCCAATATGACTGCGGATGGCTTTGACTGGTTTTGTAGCTGTTATGGATATAGCGATGACAGCAGAAAAGCGGAAACACTCTATAAGCAATGTGAGCAAACAAGGCGCAAGCTAGAGAAGTTTTTAGGGGGTTCTTTTGCCGAAATTATGGCAATGGATGAAGGTGAAATCAATGAATTATGCAAATAAGGGGTTTATATGTACGCTATTCGATTAAATAACGAGCCTGTATGGTTTACAGATGGGGAAGAGGAGTTATTCCACACAGAGAGCCACGCAATAGAGGCAATTAATGTAGAAATTATGGTTTGCGAAGAGGCTGTAAAAGCTGGATACATGGAAGACGCTGGCGGATTTGAAGACTATCGAATTATCAAAATAGGGGAATAAAAAATGATTCATGCAAACTTAATTACCTATCACCGCAAGCCTACATCTTACGAAATCAAATTCGGGCATGGTGCTACCCATTACAAAGACTTTAAGCGCTCACAATGTACTAAACCTAATGGATGTCGCAAACAATGGCTAATTTGCCCTGTTGACGGCTTACGCTATTACTACTAAGGGGGATTTATGACACAAGAAAAGAGACTTCAAGAGGTCAAAGAGCTGATTTGGGCTATAGAAAGAGACTTAGACCCTTATGAGCGTGGCGATTCAATGAATTATTCGGGTTACATGATGGAAAACGCATTAGACCTAAAAAACGCAGTATTTAATCTACTTAAAGGGGAATAAACCATGACTACAAAACAACCAAAGACCAAGCCATTGACTAAGGTTCAACAGCTTGAAAGGCAAATAGGCAATTTAGAGGAGGCTATTTATATGGCTTATAACGATACAGACGAATTGTTTGGCCCTTTGTATCTCATTATTCAAGAATTAGACAAGCCTGACTGTAATCGCTATATGGTTAAAAAATCTGTACAGGCTTTAAGGTCATTGCTTATAGGTAATCAAACAATGATGATGGAATGTGCTGGGCTTGAATATTAACTTTTAACTAATCAAGGGGGCTTGTCCCCCTCTCTTTTTGCGGGGAATTTTTATATGGTCTTTGACCTGAAAGGGTGGCGCTCATCCTTAGGACTTACACAAGAGGGCGCAAGCGCTTTGCTTGGAGTGCATAGGGTTACATACACAAGATGGGAAACGGGGGCGCAGAGCCCGCCTAATCATATTGGAATGGCTTGCTTACAATTCAAACAAATGATGGAAAAACGACCCTGATTGGAAAATGCTAGGAATTCCGATTTTCAATTTGGCGATTTTTTTGACCCTGATTTCAAAATGCCTGGAATTCCGATTTTGGATTAGCCAACAATATCTGGGTCATGGTATTTATTCATGGCCTTAGACAATGCCTCTTTACGCTTCATTCTTTGATTGGCTTTTTTATTCAGAATGGTGCTATCGTCTAATTCCAACGGAGGATTATGGTCTTGGCGCTTTTTTTGCTGTTTTTCGAGCGTTGATTCTTTGTGCGAGCGCAACATAGCATTTTCTGGCGGGTAATCTCTTGTCATATGTTTCATTACATATCCTTCATTTTGTCAGTAATGACTTGTTTTCTTGTTGGTTTTGCTGTTTTTGCGGATTCTTTAAAGTCTTTAGCGGTTGGAGCGCCTTTAGTGCCAGGTTTACGCATCTTTTCGCCCGAACCAGCTTTAATTCGTGCTTGTTTTGCGTGAATGTTTGCGTATAGTCCTGGTTTCATTAGCATTTCCACCTTGCTCTTGCTGCTTTTCCTCGTTCCCCTGTCCATCCTTTAGACCTAGCGCAAAAACTATCATGCCTAGAGCCTGATGCCTGGGGTGCTTGTAAGTTACTGCCGTTTTTAGCGTTATAAGCTGCTCGACCTTTAGCCGTCATTCCAGCGCCTTGTTCAGTTGGCAGATAATTTTTACCTTTGCCGACTGTGGTCTTTGAAATAGGTTTATCGTGCTTTTCTACTGCGGCACGAATTTGGTCTTTACGACTCATTATGCGTTGGCTTCTACATATTTAGAATACTGCTCTTCCAACTTAGCTTTGCGCTTGCCTTTAGCATGGGTACGCTCTTCGGACAATGCTATTGCCAATGCCTGTTTTTTAGGCTTTCCCGCAGCTACTTCAGTTTTGTAGTTTTTGCCGACTGATTGAGCCGAGCCTGATTTGTCCATTGGCATATTGAGTCCTATTTCAAAAAGCGTAGTTTGTAAGTGGTTGAATCTATTTGGTCTGCAATTGCATCTACCAGATTGCATAATTGTTCATCTTGCGGCAAATCTTGGCGGGCTTCTTTTACAAACTTTTGCAGGCTTTGTAAGTATTTAATTGGGTCTTTTGGCTGGTGATATACGCTTGGGAAAGTCGTAATCTTGTCGTATGCGCCCATATAGGCTTCAACATAAGCGTCTGTAAGTTCTACAATTCCATCATAATATTCGCCCAAAGCCATGTGTTTACTGAAAGAATCGGTAGACCAATGGAAAAAGTGGGTGTTTGTCGCTGAGTGCAACAAAGTGGCGGCAAACATAGCAACATTATCATTCATAGAATTACTCCATTTTTAACGATTTTAATACTTCTAGGGCTTCTTCGCTTGAATTTACCCTGTATAAATGCCCACCTTTCCAACCAGCTATAAACTTAATTTGGTCAGGTGTAAACTTTTTATCAGCACCATCTTTTACTTCCATTAAAATAGTGTGTCCTTCATAAGCCACAAGTAAATCGGGTATACCCGCTCCTACCATGTGTAATAAGTGGACATCAGCACCATTATCTCGTAGCGCTTTTACAACACTTGCTTGATTTTTATCTACTTTTTTGGCGAATGTCATATTTTAGGTTAGTATTTGATAACTTATTGATTATAGGGGATTTTTAATGTCTGGCTACCATTTAACGGATGAACAATGGATTGAATCTTGGAATAAGATTGGCAGCCCAAGTGAATTTGCAAGAATACACGGAATAGCAGTTAGAAATGTAATGGCAAGGCGCAGGACTTTAGAAAATAGATTGCGTATCAAATTAGATACATTTAATAGCCAAAATCCAGCCTATACAAAAAAAATACAACAAACCCCTGGCAATGTACGCAGAGGTATGGATATTGAAAAGGGTCGAGTCATTGTATTTAGTGATGCGCACTTTTGGCCTGACGAAACAACTACAGCCTTTAAAGCGCTCATAGAGATGATTAAAGAGTATAAGCCTACTGCCATAGTCTGTAACGGTGATGCTCTTGATGGCGCTTCGATTAGCCGCTTTCCTCGCACCGATTGGAGTAAGTTGCCAACAATGAAAGAAGAATTGGAGGCTTGTCAATATTTCTTGGGCGAAATTGAATCAGTAGCCAAAGGCGCTAAATTATTTTTTCCAATGGGAAATCACGACCAACGCTTAGAAGCTAACATTGTGGCTAATCTTCCATCTTTTGAAGGTATACCTGGCACTAGCCTTAAAGATTATTTTCCTATGTGGAATCCTTGTTGGTCTTTTTGGGTAAATGAAGATACTTGTATCAAGCACCGTTGGAAAGGTGGATGGACAGGCGGCAGAAATAATGCTGTCAACTCTGGTGTCAATATGATTACTGGGCATACCCATGTGTTATCTGCCATTCCATTTAATGACTACAACGGTACACGCTGGGGAGTTCAAACTGGTACGCTTGCCGACCCTAATGGTCAACAGTTTAGTTATACAGAGGACACCCCCAAAGATTGGAATAGTGGCTTTGTAATGCTATCTTTTGAGCGCAAGAAATTATTGCAGCCTGAAATGATTAGAGTATGGGGTGAGGATGAAGTTGAATTTAGAGGCAAGATACATCAAGTATGAAACTAACCGCCCCTATTCTTCGTAATCTGTATTCGGCAATTTATTGCATGAAGCCTTTTGATAGGTGGAATATGCCTTTACCAGAGCAGATTAATTTTGTTGTGGATAAAGACCAACAGGTAATGGGTAGTTATTTATATGATGATGGCGAAAAGTATGAACACACCATTACTATTTCGTCTGCCCGTTGCGGTCATCTTGATACTGTGATTCGTGTTTTGTGCCATGAATGTATCCACATGAGCCGTCACAAATCGAGCAAGTGGACTCATCACGATAAGGAGTTTCGTAATAGAGCGCACCGTATCTCGTCTGAGTTGGGTTTTGACCCTCTAGAGCTTTAACTCTGTCTTCCGTAGTAAATGTAGTCATTAGCCAATTTCCTTTCCAAGTTTTTCGCTGACTCGCTCCAATAACCTCTCACAGGATATTTCGTATTTTCTTTCAAAACCTTTGACACCCAATCCGTGAAGCCCACTATTTCCCCGATGGTGTTCTGGGCATAAAGGCAAGATTGGGGATGTAGACCGTTTAGCTCCATACCGTCTAACATGATGGAGTTCTGACGGGCTGCCTTCAATCCCAAAGTATTCGGAGCATAAAATACATCCGAGTTCTGCAATCTTATTGAGAGCGTTCTTTTCATCTTTTGTCGCCATCAGCTAATTCGTACCATAGTTTGTACCATTCTTTAAAAGAACCAAAACCTAAACCGCATTTAAAAGGTTTGCCGTCTGAAGTGTATTGCCAAAACTCTTGTATGTTAGTGCCATTATCTGTATCACCTATGATAACAACAACCATAAACTTAGGGGTTGCTGCTAATGCTTGCAATAATCGCTTTTGGCCTTCACTTACTTTTTCGCCAGGTCGTTTCCATTCCATGATTAAAAAGTGACCATTGCGTTCTGCAATACCGTCTACATTGCTAGGCACAAACGCAGGATTTGCGGAGATTAGTCCTTTAAACTCCGCATAGTCTGTATGCGTAGCAAACATATTGCGCATTAGTTTCGCAGCCATTGTTCCTTCAATGCCCTAACGCTGGCAATCTCCAATCTAATAGTTTCATCAGCTAAGTCGTGGGCTATTTTGGTAGCTGTTTCATACTGATTTTTTAATGTTGCATTGTGATAGCATTTAAGTAGTTTTTGTATACGCAAATAGTTTTCAGAGTAATCGTTCATCTAGTCATTCTTTCAATATTACGGTTAGTTGCTTGTTCTGTACGCCATGCTTCAAATCTCATTTTAGCTGCTTCTAATTGCCATCTAAGTGCTTCAGCTTCTTCTGTCGCCAATCCAATGGCCTCACATAACTCTTGGTAAGCCTGCGATTTATACGCATCCATCTCTTTGCCCCCAATCGTTGTTGCTTCTGATTTAGACATTTCAATAGCTTTAAGACTGTGTTTAAAAGCCTCGAATTGAGCGAGGTTACCTTTCGCCTTTGCATACGCTGGCGATGTTTTAAATATGTAGTCGATAGCGTCATTTGGGTCGTAATCTTTCATTTAAGATTCATCCATAAACCAATTTGAGCTGCTGCGTAACCAAGCCAAATAAATGCGTTAGATGTCGACCCTTTAAAGTATTGTGCTAGTCCTACGACTAAATACCCAAACCCCGTTGCTGCGACAATGATTTTTTCAATATCCATTTTCCCCATTCTCCCCTGTTTCCTAATGTGTATTGCTCTTGAAAATCTGCAAAATACTTGTGCAAGTTTTCTTTTTCAGATATGTAATTGCGAAACCACTTCAAACCTTTTTTGTGTCGTAAATAACACAAATATCTTACAGCGCACTCATGCCTAGCTTGTTCATACATTTGCGTTTAAGGCTATCGTATGAGTCATAACCAGTACCCAAGACACCCAACTCCCTTGCTTTGGCCTCAATACCTTCGTTAGAAAACATCCACTTTTTATCAATCTTTTCTTTCTTGGGTTCAATTACCAATTCATCCTCATACCGCTCACCATTAAGCCAAGTGCTTGCATGGGGTATAAATTCTAACTCAGTTTCTTTTGATTTCCAGTATTCGCAATGTGTGTTAATAGCTTTTGCAGCCATAAGTTGTTGTTCTGCGGAAAGTTTTTGCCAGGCTTTTCTTGCAGTTGCTTTAGCAATTTTTCGTGGATATAAAGACCAGAATTCATCAAACATTCCTGTGATACCTGTCAAGTGGGTTGTTAATCATTGATTGAAGTAATTGGTCAATAGTGAACCAATGTGTTTCTCTCATACCGTTATGCCTATAAACCGTAAAACTCATTGCATAACTCTTGGCGTCATTGGTGTTGGTGGGCTTGGCGGTACTATGTAGCCTGTGTTGCCAATCACCGCAGTAGTTACACCGCTTGGTGTTTGTATGATAACTTGACCTGGATATAGCGTAGCTATTTGAGTGGTAACTCCCATAGGGTTTACAAATTGTGCTGTGTTGCCGTTGATTTGGACTGTTCCCACATTATAACCTTGAGCATTAGTCATTGGAATGGTCTGTGCTTTTAAATTTGTTGCACATGAACCTACTGCCATGCCACAAACAAAAATAAATATTAATTTTAATTCTTTCATTTAAATCCCCTTTAAATACTCGTTATTGAGTACTTAAAGTTTCTTATTATTTTGGAGGGATGTAACTAAGTATTTTCCCTAGTGTTGTATTTTTGATACTTATAGGTATTAGTTAGGTTTAGTTATTAGTACCTATAGGTGTTAGTAAGGTTTAAAGCTACTTCCAAGAGGTTTAAGCGAACCTAGCCTACCTAGGTTTGCCTTCAAATGCTTCCATTGAGGAATCGCATCACCCGACAGTCTTGCATGGTATAGGCACTATCTTCGCCACCTATATTGCGCTGTTTCAACCATTACCCCCAGTAGCGCTTTTAATCCTATCCCCTGGTATGTCGTTAGAGCCTCGAGATAGGAAGGTGATTCTACTCCTCGTCTAAATCCTGTTGCAAGCCAAATGCGTTGTTTTTTAGCAACTCAGGCCAAATAAAATGCCATGTTCCTGGAAACATATCTTGCCGTGTTACTAAACCCTTACTTTCTTTTTCAATTCTTGCGGCAAGCATTAAAAGTTTTCCATGAGGAATACCATTATCACGCCATTGGGCTACAGATGCAGATGAAACTTTACAAATCCTAGCAACTTTGTTAGTGCCACCAAGCAAATCAAGAATTGCTGATTCAGATATTTTTAATTTGTTCATTTAGTAATCTTAGCATAAAAACAACAAAACATAAAGGTGTTGACAAAAGTGCAAAGATAGCCTAGTATTATTTCTATAGCAATTTTGCTATGCCATTTAAGGGGATTTATATGGGTGAATTAAACCAACTAATGTTAGAACACGAAGAATTTTTAGAATCAGCTTTAGATGACATGGAGTACGGTGGTGAACTTACACAAGAACAAGTTGACTGTATTCGTCAAGCCTGTGGCAAGCCACGCAATAGCCAAGTAAATCCTGTGCTGCGTGATGTTATCAATGACTTTGGCAGAATCTTTGGAGGTGCAAAATGATGCAATCAGAAAGCATTGCTAACCTAGCCAAAGCACTATCAATCGTACAAGGGAAACTAACCCATGCTAAAAAAGATTCTGCTAATCCTTTTTTCAAAAGTAAATATGCTGACCTTGAGTCTGTTTGGGATGCTTGCCGTGATTTGTTGGCTAGTAACGGTTTGGCTGTGGCTCAATTCCCTGGGACTTATTGCGAATTAGACAAGTCCATGTCTTTAACAACTATGCTGACCCATTCTTCTGGCGAGTGGATTAGTCAAGAAATGTCAGTACCCGTTACAAAGCCTGACGCACAAGGCGCAGGCAGTTGTTTAACCTATATGCGTAGATACGCATTAGCAGCAGTAGTAGGAGTAGTGCAAGCAGACGATGACGGTAATGCCGCTTCGTCACCTAAACCAGTAGTAAAAGCAAAGGATATTTAATCATGGCATATGTACCAAAAGAAGGTTCTGGGAGTTTATTTAAAAATGACCGCAAAACGACAGAAAATCACCCAGACTATACAGGCAGCATTATGGTCAATAACCGTGAACACTATCTATCTGCGTGGGTTAAAGAAGGCACAAAGGGCAAGTTTTTTAGCGTATCTATTGGCAAAGAAAAACAACCTAAAGGCTTTACTGAAGCAGGCAGTAATGAGTTGCCTAAAAACACTTTAGAAGATGATGTACCTTTTTAGAGGATAATATGAAAACCGTTATTAATGACATTATTCAGCAAAACATTGAGTCAATCCACGATGAGGATTTCCATGTTGATGAAACAAGGCAGTTAATATCTATGACTACTGAGGGGTTGGTTAGTGTTATTAATACGGTAGTCAAGGTAGCTGCGGACAAAGTAACAGATGCAACCGAAAGAGAAGCAATCTTAAAGATGGTTAACTAGATGCAAATAAGGGGAAATTTATGTCACAACATTGGTATTGCGCCAAAACAGGCGAAACACGCTATACAACCATTGGCAAAAACGGAAAAGAAAGAAACACTACACTCAGGGATGCCAAAGCAAACCCAGGTACACTTGTCCCAAGCGTATCTACAATTAATGGACAATTATCAAAAGATGGCCTTAATACATGGTTGCAATCTGAAGCCATAAAAGCTGCCGCAGAAAACCCAAGGGGCGCAGAAGAAACCGAAAAAGAGTATGTAGATAGAATTTTGGTTCTTGCCAAGCAAAAATCCCAAGAAGCCATGACTAGGGGTACTCTTATACATGACTTCATAGAAGCGTTCTACAACCAAGAATATATGCCAGAGATGCCAGCGTATGTCCGTAAGGTAGATGAGGCCATCACAGCCCATTTTGGCACTCAGCTATGGATTCCAGAACAGTCTTTAGTCAACCAAGAAGGTTATGGCGGTAAGTGCGATTTATATGCCAAGCCTAAGCATGATTTCAATGGGGTCGTAATTGACTTTAAAACTACGGAGAAATCCCCTGGTGATTTAACACCCTACCTAGAGCATACACTACAGTTAGCAGCTTACAGAGAGGTTTTAGCCCCTGCTGCACGATGCGCCAATGTTTACATTAATGGCACAACTAATGAAGTAGCAATTTACGAACATAGCGAACAAGACATCAGAGATGGGTATGAGATGTTCTTATCGTTGCTCAAAATATACAAACTCAAAACTGGGTTAAACTAATCAACGGGGGCGAGGTGATTTTCCCCTTTTCACCTACCATGTCTGTCCGTGCAGACCGCCCCCACCCTATTCGGGTGTTAAGCCGCCAATGTAGGATGCAGTAATTGGGTAATTTTGCGGCTTTCTCGCCCATTGGTAGCAACTGCCAAATACAACCCTGTCTCTTATTTGCAACACATAGGGTTTATCCCTATATTAAAGTGCATGAAATTTTAAGAAACTAAGTTTTTAAGGGGAAACAAATGAAACAAGACATAACTTATACAGTCAAAAAATGGTGTATTGACTATTCAGACCTTATTCCACGCCATATTGGCAAATACAAAGTAATGCCATTGAATGAAAAAGAATGGTATTTCCAGACTGAAGAAGAAAACCAAGACGGTTATGCTGTTTATGAAAACGACAAAATAGTTTACTTGTCATCAGACCCATATGAAGCAAGCAATGAATTTGATAACCTAGTTTATTTGGAAGCCGAATAATGGAAAAATTTGGGCGCAGAGTATTTGAGGGTGAAGCCCCATGCGACAAGTGTGACCAGGCGCTTGACTGTAAAGAATATGAATGGGCTTGCAGAGCATTTAGCTTTTATGTACTTCATGGCACATTTGAAGAGTACACAGTCAGACACCCTACTAGGGGTATGTTTAATAAGATATTTAAAGAAGATGATAAGGCACTTAAAAACTACCTTAAATCAGTTAAATCTAAAGAAGAAATGGGGATACATGACCTCTTTGAAGAATGATATGTTTAAGCTGCAAGGTCAAATTGACAGCGTAATAAAGATTAGTGGCACATCTTTAGAAGCTAAAAGACGCATTGTTGCTAACTTTAATCCATTGTTTTATGTATTTGGTTATGAATTGCAACAAAAGCCTTGGTTAAATTATGGGGGGAAATATGAATGAACCAGTAGCGTGGATGTATGAAGATGCAAACGGAACAATGAAAATGCTTAGTAATACTCGTCTTGAAGAATGGGTAACTAAATTTGGATGCAAAGAAATTCCACTCTACACCCATCCAGCAAAGACACTAACAGATGAGGAAATACTTGTTTTAGCAGAAACATACAAAAATGGTTGGGTTGAGAATAACTTTGAAAGACAGTTGTTTATGGATGCTGAAGCATTGGTTTTATTTGCTAGAGCAATACTAAGAAAGGCACAAGATGGACATCAGAGTTGAAATAGTTAAAGAGAATGAAGATGGGTCAGCAGACGCATTAGTACATTTTGATAAAGAAGGCCTTGGAATGTTAGTAGAGGCTGGGGTTATTAGCATATTGCGTCAATACATTGACCAAGAAAAAAAGAAAGCTAAGAAAGGTAAAAAATGACAGTATTTTTAAGTCTCATGGCTTTAACAGGCATGATAGTATGGGTAGGTGTTTTTGGCATTATTTTGTTAATTTGGATGGAGAACAGATGAATAACGAATACATATACACACCTGTAGGCACAGACATTACTGTACGCTGGCGTTTAAATGGTTGGATTCCACCGTCTGAATTACCAGAATACTTAGCTAAATGGAAACATTTTCAAGAGTTGCCATTACGCAAACTTGATGACCAAGCTAGAAAAGAATACGAATTAGTAATGAAAAAAGCTAAAGTAATGCGTGTGCGTTAACCATTTTTAGCCATATCAAGGGCTTCAGCTTCTTCCCTGTCTACTCTTGCAAGCCATCCCTTACCAAAGATAGGAAAAGTCTTTAGTGACTTGTAATATTCCCGTCTAGCTTCAGAGAATTTTGCGACAAGATTTGCGCCATTACTGGATGAAATAAGTCCTCTTGTTGTTGGGCCGATAACTCCATCAGGTACGCAGCCAATAGCGGACTGAAGCAGTTTAACGCTCCTTCCTGTCCCTGCGTTAACTCCCATTGAAAAGACAACAAAATCGAGTCCTCTAGGTAATACTTCACAATAGCAAGGTCTCCAGTATTTTAACTCGTACATAGGGGCTACATCGTCTTTGGTGAGGTCTTTCATGGTCTTTACAGGATGACCTACATACTCTTCCCAAACAGCCTTAGTGACCCCTAAATTCGTTTCACCGCCAGGGTCGCTAGGATGATTAACCCAACCACCCTCAGACTTTAATACTAAATCTAAACACTCTTTAAAATTACTTGCCATTCTTCATTTCCATAATTTTTTCTGCTGTACGACCACCAAAGTAAGCTAAGAATACGATTTGCCCCCATTGACCTAATAGTTGGACATAGGATTCAGTAGCATTAAATCCAAAGGCTGACATCATTGCAAATAAGAAATAGCCTGCAAAGATAGCAATTAAAGCCATTGGGCGAATGTTTTTAGATAACCAAGAATCAGAAGCCATGTCTGATTCCCAGCGTTTAGTGATTTCTTGTTGTTCTGCGGTATCTGCTGCAATTCTGGCTAATTCGCCATTCTGTTGCATTTCTAACAGTTTGAGTTTGGCTTGTTCAGCTTGTGCAGGGTCAGGGAATACTTTGTCAAGTATCTTACCGCCAATGTCTAATAATGCACCTAATGGAAACATAAGAAATCCTTAAAATTTATAACCCCAAGTCAAATACCAAGCTATTACTGCTGCTGCTGCAAAGCAATAAAACTGCACTCTGCGTACTGCTTTGATGTCATGTTGATATTCTTCGTTGTCTTTGCGTTGCATATTTTCAATGTCTAATTTAATTTTTAAGACTGCTTCCCATTCTTTTGCGCCATATTTTTTTACAAAGTCTATCTTTAACTTGGCTTCTTCATCACTTATTTGCTTCTTATGCTTCCAGGACTCTAAGGCTTTAATTAATGCCCGTTCTTTTCTAAACTCTGCTTCTCGCCTTGCTCTTAATCTTTCTTGGGCTTGTTTGTTAGCAACATCCAAGCCATCTCGCTGTATGTTTTCAATAGATTGAGATAAGCCTTTGCTTGCGGTTCTGCTTGCTTCAAGGCTGTCTGTAAGGCCTTTGACACCTTCAGATATTCCGAATGGGTCTGCCACATCATTTACTTGTGAAGTAATGTGCTATAAAACCGACAACCGAACTAATGCCTGATACGACCATCATGCCAACCCAAAACCCACCCCTGCCTTTATTAGCTAAAGCAAGCAATTCCTCCATGCCAGCTTCTAGCTTGTCAACTTTTTGAGTTAATGTGTCAACCTTTTCCCAAAGTTGTCCATAGCGTACAGGGTCAATTTCAAAAGACATAACTAACTCACTTTTTAGTTGTATTGCGAGTAGTCGCTTTTTTAACAGTTTTACGGGCTACTTTTTTAGCAGCAGGCTTTTTAACAGGCAAGTCAAAGGTTTCAATTTTAGGTTGAAAGCCAAACTTATCTAATATCCAGGTAAATGTAAAGTTCATAATTATCCCCAAACTGGTTGCGGTTCAGTAGGCCAAGTAGGGTCTGTAACTGGACTAATTACATATCCTCTAAGGATTGCTCGGTAGTTGTCAAAAGCGGCTTTATTAGTAATTTGCACATCAGGCAATACTGACCAATCACTAGCGGCTAAAAGTGCTTTAGCTTGTGCTTTACAAGCGTCTTTTTGTGCTTGTGTAGTAACTGCGGCTAAATCGTAAGTTACCTCATTGCCGTTTGCATCGTAAGCATTATCTTCAATAATAGAAATTACTTGTGGATAAAGTTTAGTAATGGCATTTGCTATGTTTGAGTTCATCCTGCAATCTCCATAAGAGTAATTGATGACGGAGCAGTTCCAGTAGCACTTTGATAATTATTTATCCATGCTTGAGCATTATTATTGCCACTTGCTATTTGTAACTTATATGTTGTAGCCGATGTAGTGGCTGGGGAATCTAAATAAGTCATGTTTACAGATTGATTAACTTCTAATGTAGTTTGTGTCATGCCAGCACCATTTACATAACAAATAGATGTACTACCTCTTATTAAAGCAATGTTTAAATAAGTATTATTTGTTGATTTTCCACAATTATTGGCTGAAACAATACATAAAATTTTGCTAGTTGAAAACTTTGGAGTAATAGTTATAGAGCTACTGGTAACATCAGTAAAAGTGCTTGTAGATACACCTTGAAAACCAGACCAACTTCCGCTAACCACTTGCAACACACTACCAGCACTAGCTTGTGTAGTAGCGTTGTTAAATGTTAGACCATTAGTCCCATCAATAATCATTGACATTATGTATTCTCCGCTGGTAATGGTTCATTCCCGTCAGCCACCCATTTTAGGTAGGCTTGGTAGTCTGTGTTGGCTTCGTCAAATGGAATAAATGCGTTATCGCTTGTACGAATAACACCATTGTTTCGGTCTGTTAATTTATACATATCTTATAACTCCGCAGAAGCTGAAAAGTGATACAAAACCGCATAACTATTAACAGTTATTGATGCACCGCTGGCATTGTATATGTTGAAATTATTTGTAGTCGCAGCCGCCAATCCACCTGAACCTGATGTTAAATCAACCCCTGACCAGCCATTACTTACTACTCCTGTGGTGCTACTTGTGTAGCTATAAATGGTTGTTGTTGGTGCGGCTCTTTTAGTGACTTTAAATGCAACTGAACTAAGACTTTGCGATGTTGAGCCACCACCACCACCAACATAACTTGTTGAACCTAAACCACTAATAACAGTTGAAGCAGTATTATTTGTTGGTACTTTTACACCTTCATAGCTTGTCTCATAATAGCGTTGTGCTAATTGCAATTCGGTAGTGTATTGACGATACTCAAATCCAGTAGCACTACTTCCTACTTCTAGTTGAACACCAGTAATGTAGAAAGTTGCTCCGTTTGTTCCTACTACGGATGTTGCACCAGTAGGGGCAAGATAAAGTGAAGATGACCAAGTATTTGCCGTTCCTGAAACAGTAGAACCAGCACCTAAAGAAAAGAATACTTGCATCCCTGCCGAATTATCTGTGTACCAAGTTGAGCCAACTGTCGGTGCAGGGACTGTTACTGAAATTGAAGTCCAAGTGTTTGCAGATGAAACTGTGTAGCTAAATGGATAAAATTGATTATTTGCACCATTCCAAACAGTACCGCCAAAAGTTCCAGTTAGGCTTGTGTAAACTTGAAACGACAAAGTTACTGTTTTTCCGCTTGAAGTTCCCCATCCTAAATCAGCAATGTTGTAACCTTCAATAATTTGCTTGATGCCAAAATATTCACTAGCACCTACTGTGTAAGCTGAAGATGATGTTACTTTTAGGCTATTAACAAACCCTGCTGGGGCAGTAGATACTTGTTGGACTGTAAATTTAGATGCCTGTGAACCATAGCTTGTCCATCTATCTAAACAATATGTAAAAGACCCTGTGCCGTTACTAACACTAGCACCAGCATTTCTTTGGTCAATTACCATCGCACCATTGATAATGCGATTCTTCATAATAGAAGCGTTACCAGCACCTAATACACCACCAGCCGTACTTGTAGTTATTACATCAGCGTTTACTGAACCATAAGGCATTATGCTACTCCTTTAAGTGCTTGGATTTCTAATGCTTGTGCATCTACTTTAGCGTTTAGTTCTTGAATAGCGGCAGTTAATGTAGCTACTAGGAATGAAGTATCAATACCTTGATATTCAGGCACTTCTTTTGTGCCAATTACATTACCTTCTTCATCCATTTCATTTACAGTTTTTACCGCATCTTTTTCACCAGTAACGGCATCAGGTACTACGGCTTGCAATTCATGGGCAATAAAACCCTGTGAACTTTCACCATTAGATTTCCATTTATAAGTAACTGGTTTAAGTGCTGAAACAGTAGCTAATGCACCTGTCATTGGTGCTACATCTTCTTTTAGACGATAGTCAGAAGTTACATTGTATGAAGTTGTAGTTCCGTTAGTTGTAATAGAACCAACAGGAGTAGCGGCTGTGTAATGGAAAAGAATTAATTGTCTAGCAGTATTATCTACTCTTACAAGGACTGCACCACCATCAGATGCTCTGTCATTCCAAGCGGATACTGCCCATGCCAAACTTGCACTTGATGTTTTAGATGATAAAACTTGGTCACCTGACCAGCCACCAGTTTGTGTTGTATTAACTAAAACATTACCATCCGAAGTAATACGCATCCGTTCTGCATTGTTAGTGCCTAATGCCAAAGGATTTGTATTTGCAGTAAATAAATTAGTAGCAGTAGATGTACCTTGCAAGTAAGCCTGACCTGTACCGCCAGCCATTACACCAAGAATACTATCTGTTGTTCCATTTACTGCTAATACATTACGATTAGAAGAAGTAAATGCAGGGCTTGAAGTGCCTACACCAACATTCTGTGCAGTTGTAATAGTTACCGCAGTAGTAGGGGTAGAGCCTGACTGAAGTTGCAGGATGCCAGTAGTATCGGCTGATATTGCCGCACCGCTTGTAGCGTTTCCTGCGTTAAGGGTAGTTGCCATTATTTATCCTTTAATTTCGTCTATTTTACAAGATTACCCAGCGACTTGTGCTAGAAACTGTAACTGTAACACCTGAGTTAATAGTGATTTCTCCTACACTTTCTGCTGATTTAGACGCAGGAATTGTGTAGTTTGTAGTAACTACTCTTGAATTTTCAACAAAGACTGTATCGCCACCACCGCCAGTAGCGCCACCACCTAATTGACCCCATGCGCCATTGGCATAACCTTCAAACTGGTTAGTAGTGGTGTTATAACGCATTTCACCATCTACGGGTACGGCAGGGCGTTGAGCAGTTGTACCTTTAGGAATGAGCATAAACTCATTACCGCCAAAGGTAGGGTTTACAAAAGCGGCTAGGAATTGGGTGTAATTAACAGCATCGCCAGTAGTTGTTCCAGCCGCAAGATTAACAATCTTGTTGCTGTTCATGTCCAAATTACCAGTTGCAGGGGTTTGACCGTCAGATGCTAATGAATTAGTTAATGCAGTTGCAATATCTGTCAGCGTGTTATTAGCCCAAGTAGAGCTAATAGTTGTGCCTGTAACTACGGGATTACCCGCAGGAAGGTTATAAGTACCGCTACCGTTTCTACTCATTTTGTTTTCCTTTAGATTTCTTAGGAGATTTTGAACCAGCCCTCATAACCGCAGCAAGTTTGTTTAACTCATTTTGTTTCATTTTTGTAGATGCCATTCTTGAGCCTATTGCTCCAGCAGTAGCAGCAAGACCTAATGGTGCGCTTGCAGCAGTAGCTAAAATAGATGGAATAGACGAAACAGCGCTAGTTGGAGCAAATCTACCAAACTGGCTTAATATGTTTTGAACTGTTCCGCCTTTAGCAGCTTGAACAATGGCTGCTTGTTCATCTGGGGTAAACAAACGCATTTTCTTAGGGTCTTTAGCTAAAGCACGGAGTTGATTGGTTAATGACTTTTCTATACCCATGCCAGCTTTGTCAATTTCTGCTCTTTCTGCCATGTTGGTAAATACTTCAGATTTACGCAATCTACTATAGGTGTCTCTAGCTTGTTGCCAAGTTTTAGCGCCTTCAGCAGACCCAGAAGAAATAGCTTCAATAGGAGCATTAACAACAAAATCATCAAACTTGTCTTTAAGAACAGTTGCAAGCATTTTTTCTTTAGGATTTTTGCTGCCTTGTCCATTGGCAATAAATTCTCTTAAAGATTGCAATTCCAACATATCTTTAGGTTTTTTAGTATTTGTAAGTTCTTGAAGTGCAACTTTAATATCAGGATGAAGTTTAGGGTGATAACCAAGTTCTCTTAAATCAGCGCCAATTTTGCCCATTTCTGCACCAAACACATCAGGTTTAAAGGCTGTTCCAGAGGCTTTAGTTGCAGCATATAGTTTAGTTGCATCAGCAGCTAAATTTTCAGCAGTAGGAGCAGAAGCAAGTATGCCTTTAGGAGCAAAATCTGTAGTTCTTAGCGCATTAGCCATGCTATTAACTACTGGCTTAGTGCTTTCCATAGTAGTTCTAAGAGCTTCTTGTACAAAAGGTTTTGCAACTCCAGCAGCTTGAGTAAAAGATGGTATTTCACCAATTCCACCTCTGCCAAATTTACCAATATAAGGAGGTAATTTAGAGGCCTCTAAAACATCGCCAATGTTTTCTAAAACATTAACTGAAGCAGGTGAACTAGGTACAAATTGAGTTTTTCTTCTAGCTTGTCTATAGTATTCATTTTGAGCTTCTGGGCTAGGCATTTGACCTTGCATAGCACCTTCTATAGCACTTCTACCAGCGCCATATAGCATAGAAACAGGTTGTGAAACCATGCCACTAGCAATAGTAGCTGGTACTTCATACACAGCTTTAACCTTGTCCATCATGGATGTTGTAGGTTCAGGCTGATTTATTGTTGGTCTTGCATATTGACCAACTACAGAAGGCACATCACCAGTTACATAATTAGACTGATTTGATGGTACTAAAGTAGTTGGAGGGGGTGCTTTTGTAGGTGATGGCAGCTTTTGTAATGCAGACTCCATCGCTTCCTTTGACATTCCGTCAGGAAACTCTACAGGACCTACTCCGACAATATCAACCGTTATAGTCATTATTGATTTACCCAGCTATTTGTTTGAGGATTCCAGCGTAAAGAAGGTTTATTTGCAGGGTTTGTGTATTCTTTAGAAACACCAGCTTTGTTTTTAGCCAATTCCATGCCACGCTGTAAATTTTCTTGAAATTCTCTAGCGTACTTAATAAAGTCTTTTTCGTTTTGTGCTTTATTAAGTTTAAGTAAAGCATCAGTAGCTTTTTGACCTTCAATTTCGGTAATTTGACCTCCACCTTTAAGTCTTGTAAAAGCATCCAAAAACGCTTGACCTTTAATTGCTTGATAAAGAGGGTCAAAAGAAGCTGTCTCAGTACCTTCTATAAATCTTAATCCAGGGAACATTGTTGCACCAACATAGTTTTCAAATCCACCATGAGGTTTTACACCTTCTACATATTTTTTAGTAACAGGGTCATACTTTTGATAAACAATTTCGCCTTTATCATTTAAACGAGCATCACCAATCATTTGGTCAATAGTTTTAATTGCGTTATTAGCCTGCTCCATAGCTCCTGGCAATGCTTTTAAATCAGCTTGACGCTGTTTTTCACTTTCAGTAAAAATAGCTTGATTAGCTTCACCTTGTTGTTTTGGAGACATACGAGGTGCGTTCATAGCACTTACAGGTACAGCATTGCCAGTAGCAGAAATAACTTGATTACCAGTTTGATTTGACATAGGTGCTGCGGCTGGTCTATTGGGCACAGGTGCTGCGGTAGGTGTAACTTGAGCAGGTGTTTGACTAGGAACGACAGGAACTTGTTGTGCTGGCGCACCTTGAACAGGTCTACCAGTTTGAACAGGCGCACCAGGAGGTTGCATACCTGTGTCGTATTGGAATCTCATTCCTTCCAATGCTGTGTAAGCTGGTTTTGTGCCACCCTCAATAAATGTATCTTTAGGGTTTGGAGAATTGTAATTTACCCAACCATGTCTGACGCTACCATCAGCCATAGGCATTTCTGCTTTTTCCCATTTAGGGCCTTCAGTCATGCGTTTAATACCCATTTGACGAAGAATTGGGCTGTATGAGCTTGCAGCAAACAAATTGGCTTGTTCGGCATTGCCAGGTACAGCAGCTTGGGCAGGTACAGCTTCTTTGAAAGCGGTAGGTTTAAGCATATCGCTTGTGTATGGCCCTGCCAATTCAGTAGTTTTTTCTGGTTGAGCGGCAACAGCCTCAGTACCTTTAAGAATCTGGTTATATTTTCCAATATCAGCAATTTCTTGAGTGCGTAATCTTTGAGCTAATTTATTTTGTTCAGCATCAGCTTTACTACCAACATATTGCGATGCGGCAATGTTAGCCATAGGCAAAATGTTTTGGAAAAAAGATGTAGGAACATATCTACCACTAACCATCTGGCCTTGTGGCTGTTGCGTACCTTGTTGCAACAACATTTGTGCCATTTGTTGTTGGCGATTTAATTGTTGTTGTTGGGCATAATCCTCTGGCGACATAGTGCCAGCTTGTCCAAAGTTATATTCATTTGCCATATTAGACTCCGTTTGCCATCATGTTACTCATTTCACCAGAGGACATATTGTTATAAGCATTACCATTTCCATAAGTAGGGTCAGGTATTACTTTTCCAAACGAATTAGTTGTTTCACCTAATCCTGGCTGTTTTTTCTGACCACGCAAAGCCATTGCCATAGCCATTGGATTCATTCCACCTTGTTGCTGAGTTTGACCAGCTTGCTGTACTAATTGATTTTGTTGTGCAAGCGCAGCATTTTGATTTTGTTGTTGCTGTGCAATATTTTGAAAAACAGGGCTTAAACCTTGGTCTTGTTGAGCAAAATATGGATTTACAGTAGTAAAGTAATCGTTCATAATCTTCTAATCAAAGGTAGTTTTTCAAAAAACACATACAAGTGTCGCAAATTTCCTGTGTTAATAACATCTGATTCAGAAGGATAAAACTCAACTGCATCACAATCAGCAAAACCACAATCGTTTTTAATCTGTTGTAATTCATCCCAAGTAATACCATCTAAACCATCTTTTCTTTCTATATCTAATCTAACTGCTTTACCATCTTGAAACGCATAAACTTTAAATTCATCTGATTCCCATATTGCAATACTGGGTTCGTAAAAGTAAGAGTTTATTTTTTCATCTGTTAATTGCATTAAAACGCCATCATTGCTGCGCCACCCAAGCCCATAAGACCACTATTCAAATTCTGTTGTGCTGCTTGTTTGGCATTAAAATCACCCATCTGAGCGTTATAACCCATTTGTGTTGCACCTAAAATATCAGCACCACCTGTTGTTGCTTGTTGTGCAGAGTTTACAAAAGTAGGATTTTGAACTTGTGAACCACTACGCAACGCACTTAAAGTATTAAGTGGCATATTGTATTTAGTCATCTCTTGGTTAAATGCTTGCTGATTAGCCTGCGAACCAACACCAAAACCTTGAGTAGTAGCGCCCAACAATAAATCGTTTTCTTTCATTCCTTGTTGACGCATGGCGTTTTCGTATGCCTTAGTGCCTGGTACAACACCTTGATTGGCTAACTGAGCTTGCATAGACTCACGACCTTGCTCAATTTGAGGAGCAAGGCGTTGCATATAGGCTTCTTGGTAACTTTGCCCAGGATTCATGCCTGTAGATGGCAAATTAGGGTTAAATGCTTGACCCATTGTGTCTTGCACTCGACCTAAAGCTGAATTAATTGTGCTGCCAAGACCTAAAGAAGTTTGATTTTGGTTATTTAAAAGTTGTTGACCTACATCAGAAAGGCTTGTAGTTGCAGTCCAAGTAGGATTGCCATATGGGTCTGTACCAGATTGTGTGTAATCTAAGTTGCCATAAGGTGTAACTTGATTTACACGATTGGCGGCAGTAGCTACTCTAGCCGCATCAAGATTGCCTTGTGCAGTTTCTTGCGCTGCCGCCCTATAATCGGGAGCTGCTGGCGCACTTGGCGCTGGGCCTAACCCTAGAAATCCACCACCACCCATGTCATTCTCCTCTTGCTGTTCTTAAAGGGCATTTGATGTCGAGCCAACGACAATCTTCACGCCTCATAGCCATAATCACTAAATCTCCATCCATATGAGCATCAGGGATTTCGGCTATCACTTTAAAACCAAGGTGTCGGTTCAATCTAAGGGCATCTTCATTACTGCCACATATTTGCCCAATTATAACGCTAACTCCTAGTTTATTAAAGGGATAATCGAAAGCCGCCCACAACAAATCTCGATTCATCCAATTTACTTCACCTACTGCCGCAATGTGCATTTGACACGCTTTTGGCATAAAACTGCAATATCCTACTACAGCTACTAAATTACCGTCTATTTCTTGCCCTATACATACTGTTTCTGTAGGCAATGGGTAATTCATCATTCTTACTAGCCAATCACCCATATACTGCTGATTTTTAGTAGTAACTTGCCTCAAATTACCCCACCTCTTTCCATTACATAGTCAGTTGAAGCCCAATGCAATTCAATGCCTTGTGATGCCACATTGATGTTGACTGAGCCACTAAACCCTAATCCTGTGACGCCTTGCCAAATTTTAGTAGTAGTAAGACCACCACCCCAATTTGCACCATCCCATTTAGAAGAATCCCAAATACCAGTATTAACAATATTTGGGTTAAATGCTATTTGATTAGTAAGTGGCTGTGTGTCAAAATCTACGCTAATACCACATAAAACAGTTGGCAAACCGTTATCTGTCTGTAGGATAGGGCGTACTAAAGTAAATCGTTTTGTTTGTCCTGGTGAATCAAAATAAGAGTAGGCTTGCTGTGCAGTTGCAACAATGTTACTACCAGCATCTGCATTAGTGTCGTAAAACTTACCTACAAAACCATTGCCACCAAAGTGCATATCTGAATCACCGCTTACTTCCCAACAATAAGCCTCAATACCTGTAAATCTGGCCCATGACTTAGTAATAGTGTGCATTACATACTGCTCCATACCATTATTGGTAGGAATAGATAAAATAAGCATATTTTCAGAAGCATAATAATTAATTTGCCATCCGTCTAAAGCATAAAAGTTAGTAGCTGCTTGACTTACAGCAAAATAAATCTTATCTGTAAGATTAATTCTAGGGTCTAAACGGCTAGATTGCAACGCAGAAGCTAATGGCACAAGTCCATCTTGAGTTAAAAGCAATAAATCGCCCGCCCATTTAAAAAAGCAGCGTCTATTAAATGTTTGTCCTAATTGCCATACGCCTTTAAGAAGCCAAGTTTCTGCCACATTGGGGTCTGTACCGTTATAAACAATGACTTCGCCCATAGAAGTTACAAATACTGCATAGTCATCAGCGCCTTGTCCAGCATCTAATGTCCATGTACCCATAGCTTGTAAATAACCAGCATTGCGAGCAATTCCGCCAAAATAAAGCGGCAAAGCAGCACCACCAATAGAGTCTACTGGCAAATACCAGCAAGTCATACTGTCTTTTTCTGTGAAATACAGTCTGTTTTTAAACAAATTGACATTAATAAATTTACTTGAATCAACGCCAGTAATACCGATAGTAGTGTATGTTCCTACTACAGTAGCATTGGCAGCAGGCGCAGTAGCCATTGTGTAAGTAAAAGTTGTTGCACCAGTTACTGTAATTACATAAGTACCGTTATAGTTTGCTTCAGTAGCACCAGAAATAGTAACTCTGTTTTTTGAAATTAAACCATGAGCAACAGCAGTAGTTACAGTAGCAGTTAAATTACCTGCGCCACCTCTTGTAATTGTTGTTATTGTTTGTGCGGTTGTTGTTGTGGCAATTTTAAACCAGCGTGTGCCATCAAATACAAGGGTAGGGTCAGAACCATTACAAGCTACTAAAAAGTGTCCTGCTTGATTTGTAAGGTTTACATGCTGAAATTTGTCGCTAGTTAAACCTGTAAAATACTCTACAGCCGTACTTGGCTTAGAGTCATAAATCTTAGTGCCAGCAGCAGCAAATAGTTTATATCCTGAATTCTCTGTGTAATTCATTAAAGACTTTACTTTTCCAGCAATGCCAGTAGAAGCCTTTGTATAGCCTTTTCTTAAAGTGACATCAGTAGGAGTAGGAAAGAAATTGATTAACTGCACCGCATCTAGCGGTTGCATATTAGCCAATGAATCCCTAGCGTTCCAACCTCCTATGGGCGATGCCATAGAGGTAGTAGTTGCCCTACGCTGCTGTGGGGTTGTCATGAACCGTAACCAGTATCAGGGATATTAGCGTAGCCAATAAGCACTTTGCTTGGGTATGGGGCAAATGACAGGTTAGGTGCGCCTTTATCATTGGCTTTAGCTACAGACAAATAACGCTGATATTCTTGAGAAACAGCAGTAGTGTCAAAGCCTTTAATAGCCCAATACTTCATTTTTGTGCTTAAAACAATGATACGGTCATCTAAAACTGTAGTATCTGTGTCAGCAGTAAAGCTATTCTTAATTGCGCCATCTGCGCCTCTAGCCCATCCTTTTGACCTGTATTCCCACCCTAAATACTCTTGGGTATTCATAATAGGCCAAATACAGAATTGGTTATCTAGTATTCTCCAACGCACACGAGGTCCTGTAGAGATATAACCAGACTTTAACCATTGCCATTGTTGGGCATCTTCTGGCCCTAACATTTCCCAATGCTTAGATTTATCCCAATGGGTTCTGTTGGTCATTGTTTCAAAGTCAAGTGGCAAATCATAGGCTGTTTGGGCGCAAACTACTGATTGCACACCATTTCCTGTTGCCATTTGACTCATTACAACCACTTTTGTGGTGTTATTGGCACTTACAACATAAGTATCTTGAGGAATGTTATAGCCTGATAACTGCCATTGGCTTGTAACACCGCTTAAATCTGTGCCAGACTCAAAAGTTAATGTAGTAGAACCATTAACAGTTGTAGCATTGGCGGTTAAAGATTGCGTGTAAAAACGATATTGCACTTGTAATGCTTGCCAATCGTATTCTTTTAGCAAGTCATAACCAGAACCATTCATTAAAGCAAGAATCTGCTGTACATCTTGGCTAGTGTTACCAGCTACATAGGTAGGTACAGCCAAGTTTAACTCGGCTGCGGTTTGCTGGACAAGTTGCAACATCGTTTGGGACATATTAGGCCTTTACTACTTTCGGTTTGCGTGTTTTTGGAGTCTTTTCCGCAACAGCCGCAAGTAGCGCTGACATTTGTTCTTGCATAGCTGTCAGCTTCGCATCTGTTTCAGCCTTAATTTTAGCATTTTCTTCCTTTAATGCTTGCAATTCTGATTCTCTTTGTGCTACTTCAGCAGAATCATTAGCTAAATTCAAGAAAGCCTTGGCTTTTAGACGGAAATTATGCGGTGACATGCCAGCTACCATTCCAATACGCTGTAATTGCTGGTCAGAACAGTCTGCAATAGACTCTACTGTGTGGAATTTAAGCCCACGCAATTCTTCGGCTTGGCTACGGGTAACTTGAGGCCATTGGTCTAAAGGTGTACCAACAATATCTTCATGTCCTGCGGTTTGATTCTGATAGTGCGCCCATTGGCGTGGAAAACGCTGTTTATGGGACTCTTGTGCGTAAGTGTCGATTTCTGTCAAATTATCACCAGGAATCATAATTCTTACAAAATCGAATTCTTTAAAAATTGGTCTACCTGCCTCGTTTGAAGCATCTTCTTGCTTCATACTTTTTTTATAGAATTGGACTGCTAGTCGTGAATCTGCTCCTTGAATATCGCTTTCTATTGCCATTTTTAATGCTCCTAAGTGGTTAGGGGTTTATAAAAAAGAAAAAGGGCTACCCTTTTGAGATAGCCCTAGTTTTACTACATTTTCAATTTAAGAGGGTTAACCTATTAAACAGAAGCTGCTGAGAACCAGCCATAATCGCCTGAAGCCATTGCGACTGTTGGTGCTAAGTAAGTACCAGCAGAACCAGTAGCTACGAAAGTCGAAGCGTTGATAGAGCAAGTTGCTGTGTTAGCTGTAATAGCTGCACCAGCGACTGCCCATACATAGCGGCGACCATCAGAAGCAAAAGTTTCTGCGCCCAAAGGGCCAAAAGTTGGTACGGTTGTACCGTTAGCTGCTAATTCAGCAACAGTTTGTGTATCTACCAGGTCTACACCTGAGATAGGGAGAGTGCTATATGCCATGATATTTCCTTTATTAATTAATTAGACAAAATAAATAGGGGTTTCCCCCTATCTATTAAGTTGTCAACAAGCCTTGTAGGAAGCTGTTAGATGTAGTCAAGTTACCAGCCCAACCGTATAACTTCACGATTGCGTCTTGGTTGATTGACTGACGCTCGCCACCGATAGGTACAAAGTTACGCTCTTTGTGTGGGCGTAAGAAAATGTAATTGGTGTTAAGCATGTACATATAAGTAGCTGTCTCTTGTGAGCCATAACCACCGCCCAATACTACATCGGCTGAAGTGCCACCACCGTAGAATTTGAGGGAAGCAAAACCAGCAGCGCCAGACTCTTCAGCAGCGATACGCTGAATAGCTTGCAATGCGCCTACATAGTAAGAATACATTGTGTTACCAGCAACAATTAAGTCAGCCTTGTCTGTGCCACGAATCTGTTTGATAGCAGCGTCAGTCATTTTTGACAAGATGTTTGCAGAAGTAGCACCAGTAGTGATTTGGTTCTGCCAGAAAGTCCATACAGCACGGTTAATACCACCGTAAGTACCAGATGTAGGTGAAACTGCAACAGCAGCGCCTAGACCGTCAAGGTTCTTACCACCGTTACCAGTACCGTTACCATACAAGTCACCAGAAATACGGTTTAACAAGCGGGCTTCGGAAACTTGCATACGACCATCTAACAAGTCAATGATTGCTTCTTTAGAGCTGTTTTGCAACATCTCAAGACCAGACATGGTAACTGCGTCAGCGTACTGAGCAATTTTGAACTGAGCAGCAGAAATAGGGCTATCTGGAGCAATGTTCAATACTTCATATCCGCTATAAGAGTTAGCGTTGTTTGTAGCGCTATCGTCATACATAATCTCTTCTAAGATTACATTACCGCCTGAGAATGGGCGTACATTGCCCTTCTGCTGGAGGCGCTGAAGAATTGCGTTGTTTTGTGTTAAGTTGTCTGCCAATTCACCGCTACGAGATTGAATCGTGGTAGCGATAATATCGGTGATTGCTGAGTTAGCAAATGCCATGATTATTATCCTTAAAAAAATGTGCCAAAATTGGCTAGTTAAACCCTACGACTCATTGCTTCGCCTAATCCTTCGGCTATCAATGACCGTCTATCCTTTTTATCTTCTGGATTACTCACTTTTCCACTAGGAGTAGTGGACTTAGGACTAACCGCAGCAGCCTTAGCCTTCGCTACTTGCTGTGCTTTGATTGTCGTCTG